GCGTCTTTGTCCGAAGATTTTGGTCGGCGGGTACGTAATTTGATTGACTCGGAGGACTACCATGCTATTTTTCCTGAAACGCGTGTCGCAGCAGATCAAAAAGCTGCTGGCAAATGGTCTACTGCTGCGGGTGGCCAATACTATGCCGCTGGTGTTGGCGGCGCTCTGGCTGGGCGTGGGGCTGACTTGTTTGTTATTGATGACCCCCATTCTGAGCAGGATGTAAAGGTCAACAGCCGACTGGCGTTCGACACAGCATGGTCTTGGTTCCAGACCGGACCCCTGCAACGCTTGATGCCGGGGGGAGCGATCATCATTGTGATGACGCGGTGGTCACTTTTAGACCTTACAGGACGCTTACTGACATACCAGTCCAAGAACCCCGACTCATTACCGTGGGAAATTGTTGAGCTTCCCGCCATCCTGAACGAAGACGAGGACAATGAGAAGTCGCTTTGGCCAGAGCAGTGGCCACTGGAAACGCTCAAGGCCACCAAAGCCAGTATTGAGCCACGGTACTGGAACGCACAGTACATGCAGCAGCCAACGAGCGAAAACTCCGCGCTGGTGTCCCGTAAACACTGGCGGGTGTGGGAAAGCGACACACCTCCAAAATGCGACTACATACTCCAGAGCTGGGATACGGCGCACGAAGTGAAGAACACCTCGGACTACAGCGCCTGCACTACGTGGGGCGTGTTCTACAACGAAGAAGAGAATAACAGCCCGCAGGTAATTTTGCTGGACGCATTTAAAGACCGCATGACCTTTCCGGAACTAAAACAAGTTGCGTTGAAACACTGGAAAGAATGGGAGCCAGACGCGTTCATCGTGGAAAAGAAAGCCGCTGGTGGCCCCCTGATTCAAGAGCTGCGTCAGATGGGCATACCGGTGCAAGAGTTCAGCCCCAGCCGGGGCAACGACAAAATGGTGCGACTCAACGCCGTAGCGGACTTGTTTACCTCTGGTAAAGTCTGGGCACCTGACACGCGCTGGGCGCGGGAAGTGATCGAAGAAATAGCCGCGTTCCCTGTGGGCGAGAACGATGACTACGTGGACACGACAACCCAAGCCTTGCTCCGTTATCGCCAAGGGGGGTTTATTTCGTTAGACTCCGATGAGAAAGACGACCCCAAGATTTTCCGGCGCAACCAACACGCTTACTATTAAGGACACCTGATGGCCACTAATATTGACAAAGGCTTGTACCAAGCCCCTCTAGGAATAGATGACGCAGCGGAAAGCGAAGACCCCATCGAGATTGAAATCATAGACCCCGAAGAAGTAAACATCCATGCGGGCGACCTAGATATTTCCATTAAACCGGGTGGAGACGGAGAAGATTTTGGCGCTAATTTGGCCGAAGACATGGACGAAGGTGCGCTGACAAAGTTGGCGGGGGACTTGTCTGAAGACATTGACAACGACAAACAGAGCCGTAAAGACTGGGAAAAAACGTACACCGAGGGGCTGAAGCTGCTTGGTTTGAACTACGAAGAACGTACGGAGCCGTGGAACGGAGCGTCGGGCGTGTTCCACCCCATGATTACCGAGGCCGTGGTGCGGTTCCAGAGCGAGACCATTACGGAGATGTTCCCTGCTGCAGGCCCGGTGCGCACCAAGATTATTGGCAAAGAGACACCTGAGAAGACCGCCGCAGCGCAGCGTGTCGAAGAAGACATGAACTACGAGCTGACAGAAGTTATGCGCGAGTTTAGGCCTGAGCAAGAACGCATGCTCTGGAGTTTACCAGCAGCAGGGTCAGCATTCAAGAAGGTGTACTTCGACCCTAACCTTAACCGTCAAGTCTCGATGTTCATACCTGCCGAGGACATCTTGCTGCCGTATGGAACGACCGATCTGGACACTTGCTACCGCATCACGCACGTCATGCGCAAGACCAAGAACGAGATTATCAAACTGCAGAAGGCTGGGTTTTACCGCGATTTTGAGCTGCCTGATACGTCCAAGGATACATCTGATATTCAGAAAGCCAAGGACAAAGAAACCGGGTTTAGCGACATTAACGACGAGCGCTACACCATATACGAGTGCCATGTTGACCTAGACATCGACGGGTACAACGACGAAGAAGACGGCGAGGAAACGGGAATCGCGCTGCCGTACGTCCTGACAATGCTTAAAGGAACCGACGACGTTCTGGCAATTCGCCGGAACTGGTTAGAAGAAGATGAACTCAAACTCAAACGCCAGCATTTTGTCCACTACCAGTACATCCCCGGCTTTGGAGCGTACGGCTTCGGACTTTTCCACCTCATCGGGGGGTTTGCGAAATCGGCTACCAGTATTATGCGACAGCTCGTGGACGCGGGCACACTTTCCAACCTCCCCGGCGGACTCAAGTCTCGCGGACTTAGGATCAAAGGCGACGACACGCCAATCGCTCCGGGAGAGTTCCGGGACGTAGACATCGGGTCGGGCGCACTGCGGGACAACATCCTCCCGCTCCCTTACAAGGAACCAAGTCAGGTTCTGTACACCTTGCTGGGCAACATCGTTGAAGAAGGCCGTAGGTTTGCGTCCACGGCGGATATGAACGTGAGCGACATGTCGGCACAGGCACCGGTTGGTACCACGCTGGCGCTGCTGGAGCGGCAACTCAAAGTCATGTCGGCAGTCCAAGCACGCCTGCACTACAGCTTCAAACAAGAGCTACGGCTGCTGGCGGGGATTATTCGGGACTACACGGACACGAACTACGAGTACGAACCCGAGGGCAACGACGCCGACTCCGGCAACCAAGGCGCTAAGAAAGAAGACTACGACCATGTGGACGTAATCCCTGTCAGCGACCCCAACGCGGCCACGATGAGCCAACGGGTCGTCCAGTACCAAGCGGTCATGCAAATGGCGCAGTCGGCGCCTGACATCTACAACATGCCCCAGTTGCACCGCAACATGCTGGAGATTTTGGGGATTAAAAACGCGGACAAACTGGTGCCGTTGCCGGACGACATGAAACCAAAAGACCCCGTGTCAGAGAATATGTCCGTGCTCAAGGGCGAGCCGGTCAAGGCGTTCATATACCAAGACCATCAGGCGCACATGCAGGTGCATATGTCCATACTACAAGACCCGATGGTAATGCAGGCCATTGGCCAGAACCCCAAGTTTCCCATGATCCAAGCAGCGCTCATGGCGCACGTAGCTGAGCACACCGGGTATATGTACCGCAAGCAGGTTGAAGCTCAGTTGGGTATGCCCATGCCTACGGAAGACGAAAAGCTGTCGCCCGAGATTGAACAGGCTTTGTCGGGCATGTTGGCACAGGCAGCGCAGCAGTCATTGCAGCAAAACCAGCAGCAGGCGCAACAGCAACAGGCACAGCAGCAGTCACAAGACCCGTTGGTGCAGATGCAGCAGCAAGAACTTCAGTTAAAACAGGGCGAGTTGCAGATTAAGCAGGGGCAGTTGCAGTTGGAACAACAGAAAGTTCAGGCCGAAATGCAGTTGAAACAGCAGCAGCTAGCTGCGGACATCGCTGCAAAAGCAGACACAAACAAGCTGAAACTGGCGGAAGTGCAAGCCAATATGCAGCTAAAAGGCACACAGATCAGCGCCCAAATTACTAAAGACAGGCAAGATCAGGTTTTAACAGCATTGCAAGCATCTGAACAGACTTAACCAAAGGGAGAAAGATAATGCTCCAGAACTTCGCACACGTATTGCGCCAACAAATACGCACCGACATGAACAACTACGCCGATGACTTGGCGGGTGGGGCATGCAGATCATTTGAGGAATATCAAAAACTTTGCGGGGTTATTCAGGGCCTAGCCACCGCAGAGTCTTACCTACTGGCCCTGCTAAAGAAAGTCGAAACCTCCGATGAGTGAACTAATATTACCTCCGGGCATCACCCTACCAAGAGCAATACAGCCGCAAGATATTCCGACTGAAGATGCTACAGACGAAGAAAAAGCGCACCAGCTTCCTACACCTGCGGGGTACAAGCTGCTATGCATCGTTCCCGATGTATCTGAGACAATTGAAGGGTCAAACCTTGTGAAAGCCTCTGACTACATGCGCAGGGAAGAGCAGACAACCAGTGTGCTATTTGTCTTGAAGGTAGGCGCTGACGCCTACAAAGATACGGCCAAGTTTCCAAATGGACCTTGGTGTAAGGCGGGCGATTTTGTTGTAGTGCGTACGTACACAGGCACACGCCTGAAAATGTACGGCAAAGAACTGCGGCTTATCAATGACGACCAGATTGATGCTGTCGTCGAAGACCCACGCGGCATTTCCCACGTATAGGAGGTAGTATGGCAGACACATTTAAATTCCCAGACGAAACAGAAGACACCCTTGAAGTTGAAGTCGGAGGTAAAGAAACGGAGATTGAAGTCGAAGTTATTGACGATACTCCCGAACGAGACAGAGGGCGCAAGCCCCTTGACCGTGAAGTAGCTGACCCGACCGACGAAGAGATTGAGTCGTATTCGGACAAAGTGAAGAACCGTATCAAGGAACTTACCCATGCGCGGCATGACGAGCGCCGGGTAAAAGAAGCGACGATGCGAGAGAAAGACGAACTCACGCAGTTTACGCAAAATCTGCTTGAAGAAAACCGGCAACTGAAAGGTTATGTAGAAAACGGAACCCGACATATTGCGGCAACTTCTTTGAGCACCGCAGAAGCGGAAATGGCCCAAGCCCGTCGCCAGTACAAAGAAGCGCAGGAAGCTTTTGATACGGATGCCATAATTGCAGCGCAGGAAGCGATGACGGATGCTAAGTTTCGTTTAGAAGCCGCAAAGAATTTTCGTCCAGCCCCTTTACAAACGTTCAGCGATAGGGTACAAACGCAACAACCGGCACCCCAAAGGGTGCAACCCGACGAAAAGTCACTGCGCTGGCAGGCAAAAAACCAGTGGTTCGGGGCACAGGGGTTTGAAGAAGTAACCAGCTACTCACTAGGGCTGCATCAAAAGCTAGTAAATTCGGGTGTAGACCCGCAGAGTGATGATTATTTCGAGCAAATTGATGCTCGCGTAAAAGGGAAGTTTCCCGAGGTATTTGGTAAGAGCGAAAGTAATAGGCGTCCTTCAACTGTGGTCGCTTCTGCGACACGTTCGTCAGGAGCAAAAAAAGTTCAACTTACTTCGTCAGCGGTAGCGTTGGCAAAGAAATTTGGATTAACCCCGCAGCAGTATGCTGCGCAAGTAGCAAAATTGGAGGCTTAATATGGCAACTCGTGAATCTCGTGATCTTTCCGTACGCGACAAAAGTGCGCGCCTTGTATACACCCCGTCGAGCACGCTGCCCGACCCGACCCCTGAACCGGGATACACGTATCGCTATATTGCGACGCATGTACTGGGACAGAGTGATCCGACCAACGTGTCAAGAAAAATGCGCGATGGCTGGGTTCCGGTGAAAGCAGCGGATCATCCAGAACTGATGCTGGTAGGTAATGATAAGACAGGTAACGTCGAAATTGGTGGGCTGATGCTTTGCAAAATCCTTTCCGATCGCGCCGAAGCCATGAACGATTATTACAATGGCCAAGCACAGAACCAGATGGACTCGGTGGACAACAGTTTTATGCGACAAAATGATCCGCGCATGCCGTTGTTTTCGGAACGTAAATCCACTTCAACGCGTGGCGGTTTTGGTTCAGGTCTTAAATAAACGGAGTCTTAAATGGCATATCCCACGATTGATGCCCCTTATGGGCTAAAGCCGATCAATTTGATCGGTGGGCAAGTATTTGCGGGTTCTACCCGTAGCATTCCCATTCAGTACAACGATACAACTGCAATTTACTACGGCGATTTTGTCCGTGTACTTCGTGGTTTTGTAAGTCGTTTGGCTGTAACTACTGCTGGCGGTGCAGCAGGCATGTGTGGAATTTTTCTTGGCTGCTCCTACACCAACCCGGTGACAAAGCAGAAGACCTTCTCGCAGTACTACCCCGGTAGCGTTGCAGCGGGCGACATCCAAGCCATCGTGTGTGATGATCCTGATACTGTCTTTAAGTCAGCTATTGTGGCATCGTCAGGTTCTACTACTGTTACTTCCTGTGCTCCGGCGATGGTTGGACAGAATTTACAGGCTTCCAACTTGGTAGGCAGCGTTAACACTGGCAACTCCTCAAATGCGCTAATCATCCCCGCAGCTACAACCAGCAGCGCATATGTTGCTCGCGTTATGGCGGTAGTGCCTGATACCGCTCAATCTTTGGGTACTGCTACTTTTAGTTCGGGTACTACTACCCTGACGGTGAGTGCGTTGCCCTTTGCATTGCCAGTTGGTACGGATGTTTCTGTACTAACCACTAACGGTCAACCTGCACAAACAGGTTCATATGTGGCTACCGCTGCCGCTGCTGGAGACACCTCCGTTGTGTTGAATGTCGCTGCAACTTTCACGTTGAACTCTGGTGTGTACACCTCAACCGTTGTCTTTACTCAATATCCTGAAGTTCTGGTTAAACTGAACTTTGGTATCCATGAGTATTACACCGCTACCGCTGTTTAAGGAGTTAAATCATGGCTATTTCACGCGCACAACTACTTAAAGAGTTGCTCCCCGGTCTGAACGCTTTGTTTGGTTTGGAGTACGCTCGCTACGGCGAAGAGCACAAAGAAATCTATGACACCGAGAAATCGGAGCGTAGCTTTGAAGAGGAAACTAAGCTGTCTGGCTTCTCCGCCGCTCCGGTGAAGAACGAGGGCCAAGCAATTCAGTACGATAACGCTCAGGAAGCCTTCACTGCACGGTACAACCACGAAACTAT